CTATCAAATCCGATAGGTTCCCCGCAAACAACACAGGTCTGTTCCGCCTCGTTTCGCAGCTCCCAGCATTCAATGTGAGCACATTCTTCCTCACAAGGCCCGAACATCGTTCCCGGCTGCGGAACCCTCTTTTCCACTTTGAAGACGTTTTCTACCTGTTTACTCATCGTCTCCCTCCTCATAGGCTGGTAGATTAAGCCCGTGCTTGCGGATAAAAGCCTGTGTCCGCTCAGTGGCCCGATCCTCGCTCGAACCTTTAACGAATAATACGATTCTCCAGCTCTCATGCTGTTTTTCGTTGACGCTTTCTAGCCTACCTTCCGGCCAAAGACTATTAATCATCCCTTCGCCACGCTTTTTTACGGCTAGATACAACTGCCAAACGAACTCCTTCGGGCCGTTGACCCATAGGAGATATTCAGTAGGGCCGTCTAGCTCGATGTAGTAGTCATTCATCGTTTGCCTCCTGCATCGATCTGGTTCATGGCGTCTGCCACGATAGCGCTGATATTCCGCGCAGCGGTAGTATTCAGCGCCTGAATAGCACAGTTGTTCAACGCCTCTAACAGTAGCTTTTTCTCCAATTCCAGGCGCCTGATCTTCTCTTCGTGCTGCCGATCCGAAGCTCTCAACACTGCCTGTAATTCCTCTTTTCTTCCGGGCATGTTACACCTCTCCGAGTATTCTGGTTAGCCGCGCCAGGCCGTCTATCTGACGCGGAACGCTGGTTCGCTTGATCACAGAGTTTACCGCCTGGTAGACGCCGAAGGCGGTCCCGTGATACTGCTCGAAATGCAGCGGCGGCTTATCGTATTCCTTCACCGCCCGCCCCACGTTAGACCACGAGAGAATTCCCTGGCGTCCTACCTCCAAGAGAACCTCCGCCGCTTCGACATGTTGAAACTGCCAGGAATAGATTATATCAGCCGTGGCACACATCAGGCCAATAGCCCGCTCGACTCCCTCGGCCATGACCTCTTCGAGGTCCAGGCCGATCGTGTGGCGTCGCCGGACAACGAAATCCCCGGTGATGATCCCATTGTTGCAGACCCGCACCGCTGCGCCCACGGAAAGCCTTAGAGCCCTCACGCCTGCGTTGTCGTGCATCACGGCAAGGCCGTAGTCCATTCCGGCCAGCTCTGGCAGATTCGGGCTGCGCACCGCCACCGCGCCGACACAAGCTCGGCCTTCTGAGGCGAGAGACCACGCCTCATTTTCGATCACGCAGCCGTGGTTTATCAATTGCGCTATCAGAGTTTCTGCCATGTCGCGATGCCCGATTCCCTTCCAGCGCGAAGAGGCCCATTCAGGACGCTCCACTCGGTTTGGCAGTGATACACGCTCTACGTCGGCACCGTAGACCAGTATGTTACTCATTTGATGGTATACTCCTCCCGCCAGCGGCGACCCTCGTTGATGTAATCGCCGCCGACGGCGACGATCTTGGTGCCCTGCGGAGCCGATACGACCCCGACAGGGCCGGAGACGAAGCCGTTGTCGCCCAGCGCCCAGACGACATTGGGCTCTGGGGAGCCATCGGGTTTGCGGGCTTCTACGCCCCCCCAGCCACCGCCGGATCCGAAATAGCTCGGTCCATAAGGACCATGCCGGAACGCAACAATCATCTCCTGATCTTTGTCTTTCATGTCTTCCTCCTCAATTGCTGAGGCTTCTGTTTCAAGCTTCTCTGCCTCTCGGTTAAATTTACGGGGAGACATGCCCCGCGCTGCTAATTCGCGCAGTTCTTTTGCCCTACGCAACAGCATCTCTTTGCGACTGGGCTGCTTTGCCGTGGGATGTGGTAGACCGTCCGGAAACAGCCCTTTGCGGATTCTCTCCAGGGCAGCCTTGCGAGCCCGGCTTGACATTCTCCCACTTGGGGACAGAAAGCCATGATCAATGCTTGGTTTGTCATTCATTCGAGGGCCTCCCCCTCCCTAGATGATTATCGAGTACCCCTGGTACCGGTACTCGATATGACCAGCCAGCACCGCCTGCAGGTAGGCGATGGCGCTAGACAACTCCTCCCTTTCAAAGGAATTGTCTTCCGGCAGGCGCGCTAAGTCTGCCTCGGCAAGGGCTAACTTGGCCCTTACCTCTTGTTTAGCTGCTGGTCGCAAAGCTGCAGCCGCAGCCAGGCGCCGTTCGCCTCTTTCGAGGATAGCCGCCTTCTCCGCCGCCGCGCGCGCGGCCCTGGCCTGGACACGTTGCTCCGCTGCCGCGAGTGCGGCCTTGGCTGCCGCTGCCGAAATCCAGAAAAGCTCCTGGATTACGGAGCGGGAGCGGTGGACAACCCCGTGATACTTTTCCTGCCGTACTCCGACGGCGGGGTCGGAGTTATCCCAGGGCTGGTTAAGTTCCAGCCACACACTGCTGTGCGGCGGCGGCTGGAAAAAAGCCACCCCTTCAGCCTGGCCGACCTCGGAGAGGTTGGCCCCAGTCTCGCTCGGGAAAGCCTGGGGGGCGGCGACCTGGAACCTCACCGCCAGGAGGTTATCCTCCCCGCGTTCGCCCGGGACTTCATATCTTTTCTTCATGTTTCTCCTCCTTTTCTTTTATTTCCTCGACGCGGTAACGCCGAGGAGGAGAAGCGAAGGTCCTGACCTGCTCCAAGGACAGCTCTTGTCCCCGGAGCTCGGGCGGCAGGTTAAGACTGATAACCACCACCTCGGTCGCCGCAGCGCCGAGGTGGAACGGGAGCACGCCAAAGACCTTCCGCCCTTTGACATCCTCAGGCCGGGCGTGAGCAATAACCTGGACGTCCTGGTCAATTAATCCTAGCTCCCGTAAGTACTCTACGAGAGCCGGGTGCCTCGTCACCACTACACTAGGTCTATCTTTCATTGTTATTTCCTCACCGGCAGCATCCTGTTTTGCCCGGCTAAGTATGCCTCTACCATGCGCCGGGCGCGGGCCTTATCGGTAGTCCAGGTCAGGGCTACCCGGTAAAGCTCAGCCGCTTCTGCCCTAAACTCTTTAACTGTCATCGTCTTCCTGGCCTCCTTTGTTGTTTTATTCTGTCTCATACTATAAATATAACTCGCATAGCATGATATGTCAAGGGGAAATGTGGATAAAATTAAAAATAATTTAGGCCGGATTTCAGGGGGTCGGGCGCTATTCCCAAGCGATTAACGGGCCGAACTGCTTCCTCAAATCCTGGTAGAACCAGAACCTTCGCGCCCCGATCCAGTAGAGAAATGAGTGCATCGTGGTCTTCTTCCTGCGCCGCCCCAGTGTGCTATCCGCTTGAGGATCTCTACGAACCACAAAGAGCATGTCGCGGAAGATCTCCGGGTAGTATTTCGCCATGCGCTTTAGCTGTGTCTTGCCCTTGGACGTCGGGTAGCCCTTGACCTCTACGAACCTGGTAGTAGCGATGCTCAGACCATCCTGGCCGGAGTCGCAGAATACGACCCTGAAATCCGGCAAGTAATAATTGGTCCCCCGGTCCAGCGGAAAGGAGAACTCGAAGGGCTCTCGCTCGATCTCCAGCACGTCCCCGGCTTGTTGGAGTAGCAGTAGGATTCTCCAGACGTTCGCCTCCCAGGCGCTATCGACTGAGCCGGGAAGGTCGTCTCTCTGTCCCCCACGAAATTGAGGGCGGTGAGGTTTCTCCCGCCCCCGTGCCAGCCGCCGCCATTCAGCGGGGCTAATCTTCTCCGGCGCTTGTACCATCTTCTTCGCCGTGTGCTTGAGCCTTGTCCCGGATTTCAGAACCGATGATTTCTCTAGCGATCTGTTTCATATTATTGACAGGCGCTTCGTCTCCGAATACCCGATAGAGTGCGTTTGCCAAGGTCTCTACGCAGCCGGTGAGGTAAGAAATCTTCTCCTCAAGCGCAGCTATGCGCTGGTTCACATCATCCATGATTCCCATTACAAACCTCCTTTTGGTCTGTCAGGGTATAGCCCTTGCCCTTGCAGTCTATGCATGTGCGGATGGAAACCCCATCATCGCAGGGGTATAAATGTCCGCCGACACCTCCGCAAACCTCGCACCTATGCCTGACTTTCATCACTATCTTTATGTTTTTTTCGCGGCGGCAGTAGTCGCATTCTATTGGATAGCCAGCGGTCATTATCTCTATCAAACCAGTGTTGGCGTCAAGCCGAACTACAGCTTTTCCAAACTCTGCCAGCAGAGAGTTTTCATGCCGCATTATTGCCTCAGCACCGCACTTCGGACAGTACAGATCAATGGATTTCATCACTGTTCCTACAGGCTATTCAGAATCGCCCGCACTCTGGCAAGCATCGCCTCAGCTTCGTCCTTCTCTGCGCCGTCAGGCAGCTTATCTATCAGCCGCTTAATCGTGCCCGCGACGTCGCGCAGCATCGCTCTGGCGAGCTTGGTGTTCAGCCCGATCACTGCCACGGCTTGAACGATTTTGACCGGTAAGCTATCGGGGAGGGTAAGGCCGACGCTCTCCAGCAGCCGGAGAAGCTTTTTCGATAGCCGCGCAGCCTTGCGCAGCGCCCGCCCGACCTTGGTAAAAATTGATTTGAACCACCGCCACAGTCTACCCATTACATTCTCCTTTGTGCATCGCCGATGATGTGCGAGCTGGTTTGTGCATCACGAAACGCGAAATACGATTCGCTAATTGAGGGCTCCCCGGTTCAAAGCCACAACCAGGCGTTTATCTCTACGAGATTATTCTCCTTTGTTTTGGGGAGCCCCCAAACTCTGAGCAACGGTGAGGCCGGATTCCCTCTATTACTCCGGCTCCCTGCCACTCCCCGCCCTTGCGTTGCGAACCGAATCTCTTCGGGGCGGGCTCAACCCGGCGCTATCACGCCGCTCACCATTGCAACTCGATGTGCCGCGTTATCTCTCTGAGTGGCCCAGCAGACACGCCATTCAGACCCCACCAAGTCATTGGATGACTGCGCACAGCCACCCCAACGATCTGCTTCTCCCTCACGCGGCACAACTCCTGTTGTCAAAGACTTATTCGTCTTCGGTGGTAAAAGGATTCTTTGCCTTGCGCCCTAACGCCCAGTTGAATAATTTCTTCCACCACGGCAAAGGGCAATGACCGCAAATTAATTCCCCGTCTATCCAGACAGCGAACGGAGCCTTAAGCCCCACGATATGTAGCTTATGTGAGGACTCCTCATCAACAAACTTAAAAACACCCTCTAGTAATGATCGCCTCATTCTAAAATCCTTTTCCGCACGTCACGCGGGATCGGGACATGCTTCATGCTTTTTTTCGCTTCGATGATAACCAGCGCCAGAGACCACACGCACCCGGCAAAGGCCAAGATCAACAGCACCGCGATAGCGTAGTTCATTGGTCACCCTCCACGATTAGAGCATATACAACGCCGAGAGCTGTCACAATTATCACCGCTAATGCGCCTATCATTTCCTTCCCTCGCGCCGTTTCACTTCTCTGCGATACAGCGCCGCGATAGCCGCCTGCGCCATCGCCCGTGGCTTGCGGTAGCCGTAGGCCCACTGTTCTACTGTTGACGGTTGCACCCGCAGCGCCCGCGCTATCTGTGGGAATGTCATCCCCGGCCCGGCGTCCAAGTATCTCTGGTCATCCCCCCTGATATATTCGAGCTGCCATTTCCACTTTTGATCAGACATATCCACTCCCTCTACTACTCCCATTATACATACTATGCAAGAGATGTCAAGTGGTTAGCGACGCCCACCGTTGAGCAGGCTGAGAATTTTGCTTGTAGTCTGCTGCACCATATCCAGCTTCTCGGATAGCCCTTGAATCTCCGCCCTGATTCCCCCGATCCTGGCAGCGCAGAGTTTCTCATCTACGAGTTGTTTGTGCGTGTTGAGGTGCATTTTTTGCTCACTGTTATAGCGTTTGCTCTCCGTTCGCACTAATGACTCCAGGCGCCCTACCCGCTGGGCGCTCAGGCGATAGACCACGCCGATCAGGCCCAGCACGACAGATGCGCCGATACTCACCCCCGCGACTACCAGTTCAACCGGCACGATCCTACCTCGCCGTTAAGAAGTTATCCGCCGCCGCAGCGGCTACCAGGATTACCACCGTGCCGTCGGGGCGGGTGATTACCCGCACCTTGTCCTTCGTCACCGGGCTTGCGCCAGCGTCAAACTCCAACTCGTAGCGTAGAACGTTCCCCGGCCCTTCGCCCGGCTCCGGCCCGACTGGAGTTGTGATGCCGACAACCTTCATCGGCGCGTTAACCGCGTCTCCGAATTTGAACTTTGCCATGTTTGTCTCTCCTATGCCGTATAGGTTATCGTCAATTGTGGCCGCCATGCGGTCGTGCCGTGTTCTCTAGATGCAAATCCAACTACGTTTCCAGCGCCCGCATTACCAAAGAAAGTCAATTGTGCCTTATTGTCAGCGCCGACGCGACCATTTAGATATGCGATCCCGGCGGCTGTCAGGGTAAATGAATGATAATCTAACGAATAGACATGTACCGTATCACTCAGCGCCGTACTCAAAATATATGCGTCATCCCAACCACCGCTACCATCAAAGCTGTTCCACGTGCTCGATTCTGACCACGTTGTAGAATTGAGTTGCCGCAGTTGGAAATTAACGGAACCGCTATAATGATCTATAGTTCTTATCTGTAATGTTGCGCTTATAATAGTACCACTAGCAGCAGCTATTTCACTGAGGGCGTAACGAAGGGCACAGCGCCCCCTGTCGCCTAAGGGTTCGGGTAAGACGCCATGATACACAGTGTTCTCTGAGCCATGAGATTTGCTTTTATAGGTTTCTTCAACAAAAGTGTCCAGTTCCGGCGTTAGGGTGATCGAATATTCCTGCGGTGCGTCTCCAGCCGTACCGTAGACTAGTGGCCCGTAGACCTTCCCGCGCTCAACCGCCTCAATGGTCGGGCTGCCTGTCATCAAACCCGGATCGAGCCCGGTGATCATCACCTGTTTCTCTTCCCAGCCGGAGGGGAGCTGCGGATGCGTCACGCGGATCGTATCTCCTATCTCGTGCTGCAAGCCGCGCAGACCTGCCACGGGTAGAATCACCCGTCTTGCATCCGAGGCCGAGCGCAAGAGCTGCCGGTTCGTCAGCTCCTTTACGAAATCCAGATGCCGAGCGAAATAGAGCGTCTGTTCAACATCCTCAGTAGTGATGCCGAACGCCGCCTGACTGGTCTGATCTTCGGCGGTAACGAACGCCTCCGGCCCGTCCTTGTGGGCGTTTTGGTATAACAGCCGCACCTTGTTTCGCAGCTCGAATGCCCGGCGCTCTACTCGTGGGCCGTTCTCTGCGAAGTCATGGCGAGCTAGCAGAGCATATGAGCCGGATCCGGTAGTCGAGATATCCGCTGAAATAATTGATAGCCGCCCCTCACGATTTTCATATATCACCGCGTCCTGATTCAGTAGCAGGTGCTGTAGCAGCCGAGGCGTGTTGTCGTCAACCCGCATATCACCATCGAGCGGAATCATCCCCGCAAACCAGTCATCCCCGGAGTCATTCCAGCCGTCCGCCTCCTGCTCTAGCGCAAGCGCAGCAAAGCTTGCCCGGTTGATCAGCGTTGTAGGTAACCCCCAGTACCACTTCTGTCGCAACAGCGTATCCATGATGCGGGCCGGTGTGTTAAGCACATCGGTTACTTCGGTATAACTAGCCGATGGTAAGCCTGTATAATCTAGATTATTATCGCCGACGTAGTCATGGCCAATTCCTTGGTGGAAGCGATACTCGGAGATTATGTCTTCCAGCGGGTCCTCATTGTCGCCAGTCGCGCCGGAAACCGTGATCGGCTGCGCCCCGTCAGCTACGATGCAGTAATAGATTCGCCCGCCAAATGTCTGCGGGTCTATCGTCTTGTCGCGCGCGCCGACGCAGAACGCAGTCGAGCAGGTGTTGATAGCCGTCGGCACCGTGCCATACTCTGTAAGTGCCTGCTCTACCATAGCCGCGCCGCCCTTGGATATCCATGCCCTAACCGTCTGGTTCGCGGTATCCACGGTCACGCGGACAGTGTAGTCATCTGTTGTGGTATTTACCAAGGTCGTATCGCAGAGGGCGTGATACTGGTTTGTACCGTCAGACAGATAGAAATATATCTTGTGGTTTGAAAGCTCTCGCCGCAGCCAGAACGCTGAGTCCGCCAGAACGCCGGCCGCATCCCACACAGAGGCTATCGTGTCAGAGTTCCCCGTGTTGGCTATTCTGAACTTAGCCTCAATGGAAAAGGAATCGCTCTTATCGTGGCCTGGTAGATTCGTGCTATCGGCGGAATCGATGTAATAATAAATAACAGAATTATCAAATACGACATAGCCCTCACCAGGAATTCCCCATCCGTTCCAATAATATTCATCACCCGCTGCGTAGACTCCGTTTGCCAGCGTTGCCACAGTAAAACGATTATCAATGTCGTCAGCCACGCAAATGCTGATAGTCCAGTTACCACCGCCAGAAACGCCTAGGTCTGTCCACGTGCCGGAACGCCAGCGGAATAGATGCGCTGAAGCATTCGCCGGTCCAGGCCCTTGGTGCAACAGAAATTTCTCGGCGTTGGCGGTATTATCCATCATCGGCACCCGGACCGCGCCCCTTGTGCCAGTAGCAAACACCTTCCCGATCAGAATCGGCCAGCCCAAACCAACTGAATCTTCGGGGACTGAATAGCTGGACAGACGTTCCGCGCTGATAGCATTTTGGAGTATTCCTAATCGCTCCAGGATCGTTGGCCTCAAGGCGATGCGCACAGACTCCGGAGACATGGTGCGGACCTCTACGGTCCCCTTGGTCTGTGTCTGCGAGTAGACCGTGCCGGAGCTGTCTTTCATTTTGAGACTCAGCGTGCCGATCTTGCCCTGGAGTTGCTCGGCGTCAAACAGGTCAGTAATCATGCCGTCGGCGTTGCCCAATTCGATGGTGGTTTCTTCGCTCCGGACATCGTGTGCCTGCAAGTCCAAGCTCCGGCGCGGGCCGTCAACTGATATGATTCGCGGCTTCCACCAATTCGTCTCCTTCAACCCGCAGTCTGAGAACCGGTGCGTGTTCTGCGGGCCGTCTATCTGCAAGCAAACCTTCGGCCTGTTCACCGCCCGTTTGATTTCGTCTTCGAATCCCATGTTATGCGGACTCCACAAGTTCAAGCAGTTCCATCTGGACCGCCTCTACCTCAGCGTTGCTATCGCCGTCCTTCATCCTGAGCAGGCTTGCGCCGAATTCCGCAGCGTTGAGCCAATACATCGCCCAGGTGTTGTCATCCTCATCATCGGAATCGTAGCAGAAAACAATGACCTTCCCTTGCGAGGCGTAGGCCGCCGCCGCCCGCAGCTCCGTTAGATCGGCTCCCTCAGCCGGGTAGAACATCCCCTGACAGTAGGTATACTGTTCTGATTTGACAGCCGTGCGGATATTCCCCGCCTCAGTGCGGACCTGGGTAGTGGTTCTGCCAGTGCCCTTGTTGCGGTTGAGGGAGAACGAGGCGGAGGTGAACGCCTGGCTCTGGCCGAGATAGATGAAGGGGAGCTCGATGTAGCCGTCAGGATTATCAGGATCGTGTATCTCTAGCCACCAATCAGTCGTAGCTGTTGAGGAGAAGCGAGATACAACAGGCTGGCCCGCCGTCACGGGCGGCGTCACCACGGAGTTGTCTGTCGAAGACCAATACCACGCCCCCCTAAATAATCTCATTGTTGCGGAACTGGAAAGGTTATGCCGCCTGTCGATGAACAATAATGTCGGGTTCTGCGCAGAGGAGAAATGGAAGCCGATCCACTGGTAGGCTGTGCAGTTATTGTAGTCCGCGGAACTCAGCGATACTTCGGTCAGGTCATGGCCGTTGCCGCTGGAGTCCGTGCCGTCGGAATTATCAAAATTCCAATACGCCACGCACGATGTAATATTCAGCCATCCGCCGTTATCTGCCTCGGCGTTGGCTATCGCGGCCAGGGCTATTTCGCCGTTAAACAGTCCGGCCCCTGCGGCAGATCCGCCTATAGTTACCCTTGTGGTGTTTGTCCCTATCGCCGCCGGGATCGTGCCGGTGAGCACGCATCCAGTCTGTGTGCTGTTGTTAGCGCGCGCGACTTCCGTACCGTTAACATAGATAGATATCTCTTGTGCGGAGGCGTCGTAGACGGCCTTGATTCTGTACCACGTCCCCGCCACCAAGTTCACGCTAGTGGTCCCGATATTACAGGTAGTCGTACCGCTATTATAAATATATACCCGGATTTCGTCTAGTTGTTTAATTAGCACATACCCGTCGGTTGCATCGTACTTATTGATCAGATGCGTTGTGGTTCCAATGCCATCGGTCTTCATCAGGACTTCAAGGGTCAGGTCTCCCGTGATATCGAAATCCGCGTGATGGGGAACGTACAGATAATCATTCGTGCCGTCTAACTCCACCGCCTTGCCAGCCGTGCGGAAGGGCGGTTCGAGCTGATGGTACTGCAAATTACTCAGGGCGTAGTCACCACCCTCATCTGTGCGGGCCGACAGCGTTGCCGAATCCACCAGCAGGTTGTCCCGCCCGATCCATATTCTACTAGCCATTTTACCTCCACCTCAATTTCTTGCCTTAAACACCCTCTAGAACGCACGAGAATCGCCGTAGAGAGGCGCTAAATCCGGGGGTATAGGTAGGGTGCTGGAAAAAAACGCGCATATCTTGCATTTGAGCGCACTTCGCCTTCTGGGCAGTGTTAACGGCCCCAGCCCCGAAATCGTTGCTGAGAATCAATTTACGCGCTTTATACGACATGCTATGCATGATAAATTCCGATCCTTGAATTTAGCCTGAAAAAGTATAAACCCCACCGAATTGCGGGAGAATAAAAGCCGCTTAGAATCGATTTGTCGTAAGTCATTTCACCCCCCGTCTGCGGATCGTATCGGAGAACAGTCTGGACTTCCGCCCGTATATCTGCTCTTCGATCCCGTCCATCGTAGCCGACGCAAGCACCCGCCCGTCTGGGAGCACAAGGTTGATGGTCTGCGGGCCCGCTTTCCCGCCGGTGTCCAATTCCCCGCGCCGCATCGCCGCCGCCTCTACAGCGTTGAGCACTCGCTCCCCGGCATGGAGCTGATATAAGCCTGTAGTCTGCACATCACCGCCGCTCTGGAAGCCTTGTATTGCCCGTTTTATTTCGACTAGCTTCTCTATGATCGGGGAGCCGCGCCCCAGCAAGTCTCCGAGCTTTTCGCGCACGCCAGACCACCCGTCCCTCACGGCAGTGCGGACGTTCTTGATTTGCGTCACGGTATTGCGGGCCGCCTTGCGGATATCACGTAAGCGCCGTAGGGATTCCTTCTGCCGCTCGATCTGAGCTTTGATATCCTGCTCACGGTTAAACGCTTCAGCCCACTCCCGCACGAGGGCTTTCATATCAGCGCCGCCGCCGGTGTAGCCGAGCATCTTAGTGATATCGCCCTTGCTGAGGAAGCCTTTCCCGCCAGCATATTTCTCCGCCAGTGAGCGAAGCATGAACATGGCGTTCTCGCCGGTTGTGTCCATGAACGTGAAATCGCTTGCGCCGAGAAGTGCTTGCTCCGCCGTGCGGACAGCCGTGCGCGCTTCTGCCCGCTGGTATCTCAGGGAGTCCAAGGCGCGCCGCGCCTGGTTCAGGTCATACTTCGCGCCGCTCAGGCCGTCGCGGGCCTCCTGAATCTTATCCACGAATGCCTGGCCGACTTCATCCAGAGTGAAACCGAGTTGCTGAGCAATGAGCAGAAGCGTATCGAATTTCTCTCCCGCCAGGTCGCCGGTCTCGCCGAGTTTGAGCATTCCCTCGATGATCTTCTCGATAGGCACGTTGATCTCAACGCCGAGGTTCCGGGCGTGCTCAAGCAGGCCAAGGAACGTGTCATCTAGGACGTTGCCGAATTCTATCGCCTTGCCGATGAACTGCTCGAATACCGGAGCCATCATTTGGAAGGACTCGGTTAGGGTAATGCCGAGTATCTCCACCATGCGGTTGACGCCGTGCGCCATTTGCTCAGCAAACGTTGCCTGGAAAGCAGCGCCCATTGATGTCGCACCCCTGATCACTTCGGCCAGCGTATCAGGATGCACCATCGCCGCCGCCACATCCCACTTGCCGCTCTTGGCCAGCGGGAGCTTCTCTGCAACTTCCTGCATCTTCGAGGCCGCCGCGTCTGTCCAGGCTTCGCCAAACATTTCACCGGCCTTGGCTCCCTGCGAGGCCATGAGCTCTTCGTTTGTCGGCCCGCTAACCCAGTCCATCAATGCCTGGCCAAGGAAGCCGACACCAACAGGCAGGAAACTCTGGAGCGTTTTCCCTATCGTTGTCTCGCCGAATTTGCCGAGTATCCCTGGCAAATCGATCTCGCCGAACATGGTCTGAACCGACTTGCCGAACAGCGCCCGATCCAGGCCGGAGCTGACCATGTCTCCGAGGCCGATAGCAAGGGCTTTGAGCAGGTCTCCGATATTATGGAGCGAGCTTTTGAACCCCTCAGTGAACGCGCCGCCCAGCGTCTCACCCCAACTCGGCCCCTGGTATTTCATCGCCCTGGAGAAGAAGTCGAATCCCCCGCTTATCGCGTCCTTGAAACTCTCCTTTACCGTGCCGAAGAACGAGATGATCTTCCCCAAATTAATAGTCCTAAGCGCATCCAGCTCTTCCATCCAAGCGCCAGGCTTCATGATCCCCTTCGTCAAGTCCATTGAACGCGCATCCAGCTCTTCCATCCACGCGCCCGGCCCCATGATTCCCTTCGTCACATCCACCGGAGAAGTCGGCTCGATATCCCATAGCGGTTGCTGTTGCAAGAGCAGGCGTGTTAGTTGCTGCTCGTTCTCCAGGAAGTGGGCGCGGATGATGAACGCCTCATCTATCGCTTTACGGTTCGCCAGGTAGCGGGCGTTCTGTTCGCGTAATTCATCCGTTGCCTTTTTCTCGGTATCTAATCTCTCCTCAGTGGCTTTCGCCGTTTCCTTGACTGAGCGCTCAATGAGACCGGCAGCCTCAAGGGCCTTGGTCATTATGTTCCCTTGCACTACCACGCCTGCGCGTTCAGCGGTTGCCCGGTTTGCTCGCTGAGCATATTCGGGATCGGCCAGCCTTGGATCGATCCCCTCAGCGGCGAGTATCATTTGCGCCCAGCCTCTACCCATACCAACTGAGCCCTGACTTATCTGTTGCCAGAGCCAGCCGCCCGACTTTTTCAACCAGTCAGGTATCCAGTCTGTTGCGGCCTCGCCGACGTTCTTAAACAGTTTGCGGATTTCGTCTCCGAGTCTGATTATGTCTTCCGCCCAACTGATTACCGTCTCTGCCATCGGCAAGAGCGCCTCGCCCAAGCTTGTCATTTGTGTTGAGACACTTTGCACTAGACGGTCAAGGCGGTTTTGTGTAGTGCTGGCCTGGATTTCGAATGCTTCTGTCGCCGCGCCGCTGGCTTCCTTGACCAGCTGGAGCTTCTCGGCAAACACCTCAGCCTGCCCGCCGGTCAGGGCAAACAGTCCGGTCATGGCCTCAGCGCGCCGGAAAAGTTTACCCGCTGCCTCAACGCTGCCGTCCGTTGTACTGAGAAGTAGTTTCATCGCGGGAACGAGGCCCTTACTGGATACGAGCGCCTCAGCGCCAGAGTAGCCCAACTCCCTCACCGCCGCTGATAAAGCCTTCGTGGGCTTAATAAACGCTCTCATCATCCCGGCGACCTGAGTAGAGACTTCTGCGGTATTACCGGTGACACCGGTCAGCGTGGCAAACGTCGCGTGCAACTCCTCAACGGTGACGCCGAGCTTCGCCGCCAGCGGAACCGTTCTGCCTATCGTTGCCGCCAGTTCCGGGAACGTGGTCTGCCCTAATTTGACGGTGATAAATGCCAGGTCCGCCGCCTTCTGCGCAGCCTCAGCGCTTGTATCGCCGTAGCCCTTGGTAACAGCGGAGATAAGGTCTATTGCTTCCTTCGTTGTCGCCAGCCCGGCCACGCCAGCCTTGGCGGAGATCTCCAGGAGCTTGGTAGAATCCGCCGTGTCCCCGAATGCCGAGATAACCTGGTAGAGCCCGCCAGTCAGGTCATCCAGCCCCTTGCCGGTGTCCCGCGCCATGCGCTTGACGTCTTCTCCCAATTCTTTTATTCGCTTGGAATTTCCCCCCAGTAGAGTGTTGACGTTCGCCATGTTCTTCTCGAAGTCGACCGCCATTTTGAGACTAGCCGCGCCGACTACGGCGAAGGCTCCGGCCATCATCATGCCCGCCATTTTGATCTTCGCGGCGGCAGCCGCAGCGCGGGTTTCCACCCGCCCCATCGCGGCGTCGTACTGCACCGTATTAGCGGTGACGACGGCCTGTAACTGGCGAATTATTTCCATGTTATTTTCCCGCTAAAAGATCATCCGGGTTACCACCCTGAGCTTTGATCTCAGCAAGCAGATCATCGGCGGTCACAGGAGTGCCTACAAACGGCTTATCGGGGTTATTCGGCCCGCCGGATGCAACCCATTCGATCCACTCATCGTAGCCAGGGTCACGGTCAATGATCTCCTGCTTCTCGATACGGAGCTGCTCGGGTGACGTGCTGTAGGCCTTTGCCTTGAACGGCACACGGCTAGGGCTCAGGTCATCCGGCTCGAGCGACTCGTAGACCCGCTCTACCATCAGGCCGAAGTTCCCGCCGCCGAACGATGTAAACGTTGCGGCAGTGGATATTGCTACGCGGTAGTTTTTCTCTCTGCGGCTTTCCCGCCAGGTCCAGAATCGCCAGTAGAATTCGCGGGCGGTGAGTTGCCAGAGTTGGTCAGTGGAGAGGCCGATGATGTTTGCTGTTCTGAGGACTGGGAGCCAACGATCTCGGCGAGCTGCGTCTGCACCTCGTTCATCAGCGTCCCCATTTTCGCCCGCACCAATTTCGCCCCCATCCTGAGTAGCGCGAAAGGGTCTTCTGCTTCAGCCGCCCCCTTCAGCTCTTCTCCGAGTTCCTTCAACTCCTCTTCCGTAATCTCGACATTCTGGAGGGCGGCCATCACCCGGACCCGCAACTCGGCATCATCCCCGCGAATCTTGAGATTATCCAGGTCGCTGATCTGCAGGTCCGGGTTTGCGTGGAGTTGCCCCGCCCAAAGCACCGCCCGCCATAGAGCCGCATCGAAGGGGCCGGCAATTCCATTGATAGCCGTGGAGATATCCTCTATCCCCGCCTCCTTCTGTAGCGCTATCTGTGCGCCGAGAGGGAAAAAGAGCAGAACTTTCTCACCGTTGAGTTCAACCGTGACGCCGCCGCGCACCTCAGCCTGAGCCTCTTCCGCTGGAGTCATTAGAGCTGCCCCGCGAACTTAATCAGACAGACGGTGACGCTCGATGTGCCTGAGAATGTCAGGTTCACCCGGTTACTGTCCTCAGCGTTTCGGAACCGCTCCGGCGTCAAGTCTATCGCCGTCACCTTGCCATCAGTACAGGTGATTACCTCATCATGGTCCTCCGGAGTCACGGAGAACGCGCACGATTTTGGGTTGTCGATGGTCACTGTGATATCGCCGCCGCTGTCATTATTTACCAGCAATGTCTGCTTGCTGTCCCACGTGCAATACATCGATGCCGCTGCGGCCTCATAGGCGTCAGTGACATTGACTCCCGTGTCGAAGTCAGCCGTATTGAGTGTCAGTGCCGTTGCCATGTGTCACCCCCTTTTACGCCTTAGTCAACGTGGAGGTGCCGTCGGCAGCCGCGCTGAAAACAAACACGTCGTTGTACGGCCCGCTGTATTCGACACTGGTTAGATGCGTAGATCCGGTGTAGGTATTAGCGGCAGGCGTTGTCCATCTTGCCGCCATTGCCGCTTTGCCGTTCCACGCGGTCCAGAGTGCGCCGAAACCGGTGTCTGTCTCTTCGAGGCAGCCGCTCACTCGCAGACCCCAGGAAAAGATTCCTGCGATCAGCTCACGATTCTGGCTTGAATCCTTGTTTGTTACGTCGACTGGAGTGTGGTTCAGAACCAGCGCACCGTCGCGCTGACCTGCGATGGTGTCGTAACTGCCTCCAACACCCAGCTTCCAGTCTTCTGCGAGTACTTCCGCCATAATTAATTCTCCTTCAATTCGAGCACGTATTCCAGCGTGCCGTGTTGGTAGATTTGCGTAGCGTCTTGCCCCGCCTCTTCTTCTATCGCCCGGATGCTCCCAAGTTGGCGCAGCCGCGTTGTGTGTCCGTTGATAGATAGCGTTCCGGTCAACTTAGAGGCGGCGTTTTCGAGTGTTGTGTAGAGCTCCCGGAAGCCCTGCTTCTTTGTCCAGGCGTCTACCGTGATGATTACCCGGCTGCCTGCGTGTGTCTTCGTTCGGGCGTCCGTGCTCTCCAGCATTCCCCACCGGACAAAGGGCGGCTCTTGGTCATCAGCGACAGTCTTGTAGACCGGCACTCCGCTCAGGTCCGCGCCAAGCACCTGCTCAAGCGCTGAGTAAACTTCGCTAAGTGCAATGCCCATTAGAATGGCCTCATGGCTTCTGCGATACGCCTCGAGTGAGCATCCGCCTCAGAGTCTACCGCAGGGCGGAGATAGGGTTGTGCCGGAGTTCTCATAGTTCCTTCTTCGACATGACGAGCATAAGGCGCATGAACATTGATTCGGCCTTCAATTTTCGCCCCTATAGGTAGTTCTGCAATAATTGATCTACGTAAGAAACCGGTCGGCTGCCCTGGACGCTTAATTTTTGCTATTGATTTACCAGGACCGGGAGCGTTCTTGACAGCCTTGTTGCGGATCGTCAGCGTAGTTTGAGCAACAGCTGTACGAATGCGCATATGAGTCGTTCCGACAATACCGCGCACCGTTGCGCCCAGCTTCGAGACTCCGATGAGTTTCATGCCCATTATGCTTTGTCCTCTGTCACTTCCATCGCGGTAATCACGAGCACCCTTTGCCCTTCGTCAGGACAATATGGCTTGCCAACGAGTCGGAAAATCCTGCCGGTTCCCTCCAGTTGCATGTGTGTGAGCTTGGCGAAGTCGCTATCGCTCCGATACCGGATCGTGATCTTGTGCGAAATCGATGTGCCGAGGTGGCCGAATCGGTAGGCCTCATCTGCCCGTAGCGGTTGGACCTTCGCCCAGACCGTGTCGATAGGAGCCAAGGAAGTGTCTTCATCCGCCGTTACCTTCCGTAGCAGTATCAGCCGCCGATTAAGCTCTCCCGCCGCCAAGCTGGTTTTATCGATACTCAAACCAGAAAGTCTCCGCCGAATACGTAGTAGCCCTGAATCGTGTTGTAGGTCATATCGAGCGCTGCTTGAGGTATCTGTCCTTCGCGGTAGCGGTAGCGCACCGCAGCCCGTTCGATCATCGCGTGCCGGAGCGGAGCGGGAACATCTGTTGCATCATCGCCGTAGCCGCAGACGTAGGTAATTTCGACTCCGGCGTAGGGCCGGAAATCGGTAGGCCAAAGCGAAGACGTCTTCAGCGCCACCCGACCTGGCTCGATCACTGTATCTACGATGTAGTTTGAGGCTTCAAATGTGGTCTCGTTTCCATCATCATCGATAGTCACGATACTGGTTACGCTCTGTAGCGGCGCGCCGGGCAGCTCGATGTAGTTCCTGACGAAGCCGTCAAGGACAAGCTTGCGGGTCTGAGTGATCAGCGCCCGTCCGGTCCAGTCCTCAACCTCACGGCGAACAGCCGTAATGAGCCTGTCGAGAAAGTCATCATCTGCGGAGGTGTCGATTTTGGCCGCCAGTTTGATATCCGCTTTGCTGATCGGTTCCGATGCGGCGTCGGTTACGAGCACGAATCCCCGTCTCATTTGCTCTTGTCCTCCGTTGCCTTCAGGCGTTTATCTGCCACCCGGCGCTTGCGCTTGGTCTTCGGCTTGGCCTCTACTAGTCTAGCGAAACCCCGCCGCTCCAGTTCGCGGAAGTGCTCGACCTCGATGGTGAATTCCTGGCCCTCCTCGACCCTGACCAGGTCTGGAGGTGTAATCACGAGCCACCCGGTGTATGTCGCTACCGCCCTGACATAGTGTTTGATGTATTTGACCATTAGCGCACCCAGTAGATGATTTCGGCCACCTTTGTCCCAGCCGTGCAAGCGAAATAGATAGGAAGAGCAGAGTCTCCGGCCAGCCCGCGGAATGTCAATGTATCGTTCGCCAGGACCGTGTAGTACGGCGCAGTCGGTATTGCGACCTTGCCGGTGACGAAGGCGAAGCGGAACGCTGCCCCGTCGCGGAGGTGAATTGAGAACGCGAACGTGCCTACTGGTAGCGTAGTAGTGTATTCCGTATCTGCGCTTGTCACCGCCACGTTAACTATAGTAGGATCGCGCATCGCCTAGCCTTTGCCCTTTTTCTTCTTGCCCTTTTTCGCCGCCTCTTTACGCGGCAGCTCCTCAGCCCAGCCGTTGTCGATGAAAACCTTCGCCAGGCTGGGGGGAACCGTCGCCAGCTCCCCCGCTTGGAACGCCCTAACGTCGGTTCCCATCGCATCGATAGCGCCGAGCTGCGTAGACAGCATCTTGACTGTTACCCATCGAGCCATGTTGCACCTCCAGTGTATTAGCTAGCGGTGCCTGTAGTCGGCGTGATTCCGCTGGCCGGGTCATCGTGACGGGCGCGGCTGAGGATAGCGCTAACACCGACGTAGAGTGTGGCGTTGCCCGTGTCACTGGTTTCGGTGATTACCACCCGGATGTAGCGCTTCGAGCCGATGTAGCTGACCGTCTTGGTTATGGCGTCTTCGTCGTCGGCGTCCACCACCAGTGAGGCGTCAATGTCGCCGATCAGGTCTGCGGCTGCTACAGCTGAGAAATTCGCGTCCGTAGTGTCGTCAGACTCCTCAACCGTAAACGTGAAGTAGTCGCCGCTGTCAAGATTCGCACCGGCCCCCATGTTCACCACGAGCAGCGCAGCCTCGAAGCCCTGGAGATCAACGTATTTGCTCGTAGTCGTCGAGTTGATCTGCTGAGCGTCGAGCAAGTGAGCTTTCGCGGTTTTGTTCCATGCATCTCGCATATTGTTTCTCCCAATTAAGCAAACGTGATAGCGCCGGAGACGGCCAGCTTGCCGTTCGGCAGAATCACCGCTAGATACCAGGTGCCGGTACTAGACTCTGTGATGTCGAGATCGATGTCGCCGTCGCTCTCAGACTGCAGGAGAAAGACCTTACCCGCAGTAATAGCGGCAATGACACTCCCGTCAGTTCCGATAGCCACACCGCCGTCAGGCGCAGTGGCGGTAACGCCGTCTCCGGCTGAGTCGTCAGAGAGATAGGCCAGCACCGCGCCGATAGCCGCAAGATCGTTGCCGTCGCCGTCTTCGAGCTGGATACCGACGTTGATAACATCCCCAGCCTGGGAGCCAATAGTAAAGCTGGCAGCCTGTAGGCTCCCGTTCAGGAAATTAAGCTCCGCAGCCGACGGCGTAACAGCAGTTCCGGCGATTTTCAGAGACGCCCCAGATTCGATATCCAGATCACCGCCGCTGGCAATGTCGAGGCTTCCGCCTACAACCATTCTGGAGCCGCCCTGCTCGTTGTAGTTTGACGTGTTGTGACTCATTGCGGCCTCCTTTTAGCTGGTAGCGATCTTGAGCTTGCGGATCGCCTCAGCCTGAACTACCTGGCCGCCGACGCGCATCCAGCTCCAGAACCGCACGTTGCCGGAAGCAGCCTGAGTGATCTGATCCCGAAGCACTGCCATGCCAGCCCGATCCACGATTTTATAGCCCCGGCGGAAGTCTCCAAGCGCAACAGGATAAGCATCAGATGCTACGGTCGGCATTGTCTCTGCCTCGACATAGGGTCTGCCGAGAACGGTAGGCGGTGCTGTCGCCAGCCCGGCTACCCACAGATAGTTGCCTTCGCCGTCCTTGAGCTTGCGCACGAGAGCTGTAGTCGCCCGCTCCCATACCCAGGTCGCGTTGGCGGAGTAGAGCGCCTTGAGGTCGTAGAGGATGGAGATTAAACCATCAGCCTGTAGCAACGAAGCGTGACCGTTGGCAGTGTAGGATATGTCGGCGTTCTGTAGGAAGCCTTCGGGCCGCGTGACCGCTGAGCCGTTGACGAAAGCCGCACCCTCAGCCGCTGCGAACTGCTCGGAGAACTCGGAGCTGATTTCAGCCTCCAGGTTGTAAGCGCTATCTTCCAGATTCCAGCGTGAGATATCGATCATGGCCGACATTTCGTGCGTCGGAATTACGGTCTTGCCCCAGGTCGTTCCGGTGGTTTCGCTCCGGGTTCCGGTCTCTGCCGTCCACGCGGCGCTGTGAGTGCCGGTCCGTTTCGGCTGCTCGAATGTCGAGGTGCCGATAGACTGGACGTTGGCGATTTGGCGGATCGGATCGATGTCTACCACATTCTTAATGATCTCGCTCGCCAGTGTGGGCGGCGCTGCGAGGTATCCGCCGGTCGTGTCATCGCCGAGAGTCAGAGCCTTGAATTCCGGGTTCTCCGAGATAGCCTTCTGCAGCGTGTCCAGATCGATGCTGCGACCTAGAGCCGCAAAGGCCCTCTTCGCGCCACGAGGTAGGTGACCGTAACGCATCCAGCCCAGGAAAACCTGCTTCGCCAGTTCCGGGTCGCTTGCTATCGTCTTGGCTTCCTCTTCCGTGGCCTCCTTGGTGTCGGGAGCCGGAGCGCGCTTGAGCTGCAGTTCCAACTCGGCGATGCGGGCCTCCATCTTCTCCAGAGGCTCCGTAGTCGCAGGCACATGCTTACCGTCCTCTTCTCTGGACGGGTCTACCTCAAGCGCTTTGATGCGCTCCTGGAGACGGTCATTCTCGGCCTTGAACTGCTCGAACGTCCTGGCGATCTCCTCAATTTTCTCGATTACTGCGTTGTCAGTTGACATTAGCCTGTATCCTCTTTAGGTGGTCGTTAATGTCCCTTTGCAGGGACTCCAAACGCTCCAATGCGCTCATGGACTCGGCGTGTCGGGTGGTCTTCGAGACCGGCGCGACAGGTGACTTCCTGAGGATTTGCAGCGGTTCTATCGTCTGCTCGACTGCGCGAATAATCTCAGTGTCGAGCGCTTCTCCCTTTTGGATCGTTGTCTCTGCGATATCAGCCGTAGCGGCTAACAGCTCGTAGATTCCCAAGCCGGATTTGAACGGTGACTCCCGCCCCATCTTGCCGTAGTAGCGGGCGATGTGTGCCTTGGCCTTGGGTAGATCAGCATCCGGAATATTTACTCCGCCCCGGCCTCCGGCCAGCACGGAAGCAGCCGCGAATATCGCTCTTGGAACGGCTTTAAGTTGACCGTCTATCACGTCTGCTATCGGTAACTTATAGCTACCCAGCAATCCGGGGGCGTCCTGGTTATACCAGACGAAGGCCCGGCGGTATCGCTTCCAGTCTATTTCGTTCCCGCCCGCCCAGGCTTGGACTCTCTTTTTAGCTGCCGCAGAATCCCAGCCCCGCCCCAACTCGGCCAACGCTAAATCCTGAAACGGCACGACAGATTTCAGGTCCACCGTGTATGTCGCTTCGTTCGCAGGCATGTCCACCGGTCCGCCCTCGAAATAGGCTAGCTCTATCAGGCGGCGTATGCCCGTCTCTTCATCTAGCTCGTGGCGGACGGTCCGGAACTGGAAGCTCCAGCCGTTGAGAATCTCTTCCTTCATCAGCTGGAGGGTTTCAGCGGCCTTCGGGACAGCCGGGCTGGTAGATATCCGCCCTTCGATCAGCAGGCCCGTTTTGTCGTGGACGTCCTCGCGTTCGCTTATCCCGATCAGCTCCTCATGATTCCGCATCACGGGGAACCCTTTGAAGTTCGGGCGCTTACGGGACTCCGTAATGGACTTGACGAATGCACCCGGTTCTACGATTTCGTTGTCGGAATCCACGTTGCCGTAGATAGAGACGTAGGCCGCGAATTTACCGGTGGACGTAGAGAGACTCTTCAGTTCGTACGGAAACGATTTGGTTTCCATGATCCGATCTGCTATCGGCATCAGCGCCCTCGGTGAATTATTTCACCTCGAATATAGGCACAGGAAACCCATCGTGTCAAGTATTCACGTGCATGGCAAGGTATGCACTAATAGGGTGCCGCGGTTGAGCAAAGCGGCACGAACGTGGAGTTCCAGCGTGTCTGCTCTAGTGCATCATTCCCATCAGCATCTACTAAGCCAAAAAAGACTAGCTTACTTCGGTAACGCCGTAATCTGATAAAAATAACCATGTATTTCATTTCAACTCCAGGGTGTTTTCGAGGGCACGGCCCACTGCAATTTCGCGGCTAGCGTGCCGGGGCCAGTGCTGTCCACACAGAAATCAATAATAACATCATCGGCTGGCGTCTCGCCGATTAGAATGATAGCGTCACGATGCTTTTCATCGGCTGCGGCGTAGTCATGCCGTTCGCCCTGATCATTCACCCGCTCGATCCCAGGATAGTCCAAGGCCAAGGCGTCCCTGATCTTGCCGCAGGCAGTCTTCATTTCGGGGCGCTCCTCCTCAAGGAACTGTTCGCCGAATCTATAAATGACATATTGGTGAAGATCAACCAAGCCTTGAGGGCCGTCTGGATAGAACGGCAGGCCGGAGCCGTTGCCCCCATGCTCGTCTTCCAACTCGATCATCCGGTCGTTCAGATCATCTACCCTCTCTGCTAATTCAGAAATTATTCCGGATAACGAGAATATTGACCGCTCCAATTCCCTGGATCTTTTCCTCAGCCTACGCGCCAGTTCCAACGCTCTATCCGCTGTTGACATTTCACGTCTCCTTTGCCATAATTGTTTAGTCCCCTTTCCAACCCTACTCAGTGGCCGGTTCCCTTGACCGGCCATCCTTCCGCCCTTCAGGCAGCAACCACGCAAGGTTGTCGATGCTCGCCCACTTGGCGAACTTCGGTCTGGACTTCCACTCCCCAGAAGCCACGATCCGGATGGCCTCTTCGCCGCTGATACCAAACCACTTCTGCGCCAGCTTACTTATCAGTGCTCGCAGTTCATCATCGGTAAATTCGCGCACGTAATTACTCACGGCCTCTTTTTTCTCCTTGTGGCTCACCCCATATCACTCCACTACCTTTGCATGATCGGCATTCTTCTGTCGGGCAGTCTGGATGTTCAGGCATATCCCAACCAAGGATGTAAAATCCCTTCACTACCAAACCCGTGCCTCTACACACAGGGCATAAAAACGGTCTCGGTTCATGTTTCATTGCGCCGGTAACCACCTCCCTTCTATGATTCATCTGCTTTACGCTTGCCCTCATACCTCTCTATCTCTGTCAGTATGTATTCCGCCATTGCCCGCGCACGCTTGTACGAGAACAGCACATCCCCCGTGCGCGACTCCCCGCATCTGAATATCTCCCATGCTGCCTTCAGGCGGTCCCATAGCGTCCAGCGCTGCGGCCTGGATACATAGCTGATCGTCACTTCCCAGCTTTCAAACTTGGGATCCTCGGCATCCACCTGCACCCTCAGCGCTTCTCCCGTGCATCCGCACTCGTAATACCTAGCCACGGTTCACCCCCACAGCATTAATAATATCTTCTATGCCTAGCCATTCTTCAAAGTCACCTAGATAGCTTCCGTTCACAAAGTAAGCATAAGAGCCTTCATGGTATATTATCTTTACACTAAGTCGCATAACCGGTAACCACTCCCTTCTATGATACCTTTTCCATCACGTAGAGAATAACACAGTTGCACAGCGGGTGAGCGGGCGGGACGTAGGTGTTCTCTATCGTTTTCGTGCCGCCGGGGAACGTCTCCTCAAGGCCGACTTGAGCGCCGTGAAGCCCCGCACAGAATGCGCATGTCCTATCCATAGTTGCATCCCAAATCTTCCGTATCCGGTAGCCCTCGAATATCCCCGCTGCTTGGCCTTGTCTCACCGCATCGAACTGGCCGAAGTTATAGGCATAAGCCTGCTCAGTCCTGGCGATGCGTAGTGCTCGGCGGCGATGCAAGCGGCTCCAATAATTCCCGGCTTGGTGCTCGACTTGAGCCCGTGACATTGTCGGGTCTGCAAGCCAGCCCGCTCTTGCGCGGGCGAACGCCTTGGCTTCGTTATGCGTCAGCCCGATCACTCCCCGGATAGACCGCGCCAGCTCTTCCGCTGATAGCGGCTGCTCGGCAATGTAATGCTTGAGGATAGTCGATAGCGCTTGACGTTGTGTCTGAGTCAGCCGAACGGCCAGCTCCGCTCCGCGCTCTTCCATCCACCGCCGAGCGAACTCTGTCTGAAACAGTTCTACACCGGAGTCGCCGATCATGGAGCCCGGCCCCGCTGCCACGCGCCCGCCCTTCGCCCAAGCATTCGCCCATTGAGGCTTGAGAGTATCGTTGACGAATGCTGCGTAGTCACGGGTGACGCGGTTCATGAAGCGCTCGATAGTCGGGTAGGCAACCTCCCCATCGCGCACGGCATTGGCGAGCTCCTGATATTTGATAGCTCCCCGCTCAGCGTTCCAGGTCGAGTAGAGCACGCGCATGATCTTGGTCTGGTTCTCCCGGAGGTAGGTTTGTAGCACGGCATTGATGTCGCGGGTGTTGAACGGGATCGGCTTGAGGTAGAACGGATACTCCGGCGGGAAACCTGGCCCTGGTACCCATTCTCCGCCCGCTCCCGGACGTATCGGGAGACTGGAGGGGACGCCGCTGCCGTAAACATCAGTCATGCTTTTCTTTCAGGGTTTTGATAATGGCGGCTACTTCTCTGCTGGAAATCTTTCCTTCGCAAGCGGCTGCGAACATCGTCTTGGTGACAACTCTTCCGCTGGGCAAGGTGAACTTCCGAGGCTTCTCGAATATCTCATATGCTAGACGCTCGTTCTCTGTCATCCTGTTACTCCTCAGTTTCCGGTGCAAGGCCAAGCAGCGGCTGCCGCGTAGAGGCCGCGATAAGCTGATCGGAAATAGGCCCGGCTGCGTTCTCCTCAAACGGTGGCAGTCCAACGCCAGCGCGGAACTCGTTGATGCTCACGCCGCCCAACTCCAGGGCCTTGAGATAGCGTTCCCATAGAGCATTTTCGTCTTCCTGTAGCTCCTCGATCTCACTGATATCGTAGGCCAGCTCAATTCCCTCACCGTATTTCGGGGTCAACCAGTTGTTCAACTCCGCGGTGAACATATTCAGGATCGGTAGGATCGTCTGCCGCCACATGCTCCGGAGCGCCACCTGGTAGTTCTCGAACTTCCCTTGCCTACCGACAACCTCCGGCGGGACGCCTAACACCATGCAAATTGCATCCGCATGCCAGCTCATGCTCTTGAGGAAGTCCACCTCAGACGGCGTGGCCGATAGCCGAGTGTACTTCATTTCGCCAGCGCCGCCGGTGACTATCGTTTTCCCCGCCGACTCAGGCCCGGACAATTCCTCGACTCGGCTCCGCAGCATATCTAGCTGCGCTTGCGTCACAGCTCCTTGACTGTGGAGAATCCCCCCGGCGTAGAGTCCATTGTTGAGCATGTTCGCGTTGTGCGCCACGGCGGCCTTGTAGGCGTCGGCGTGCTTGGCCGCAGCGGAGAACATTGCCTGCCCCTCTATCGTGCCCCGCAGGCTTGTCCTTGGGATATGCAGGATTTCTTCCGGCTTGAGGTGGAGCGCATCCCTCGTGTTGGACGTGGGGCGGTAGACGTATTCCTGGATTTCACGGCGGCGCCTGTCGAGCTTGATCTTTACCAGGTCCGGGCGCAGCAACCATAGCTCCTTTTTCTCGCCAGCCTCGACGATCTGAATGAACACGTTGCCGCTGAATATGTAATGCCCCATCATCTCAGCTCGGAAGGCAGCGCCGCCCTGCTGAGGATTCGGGCGGTTGAGCAGCTCCAGCATCGGGTGTTTGCGCTGTGTTTCACCCTCGGCGTCTACCACGGCCCACGGCGGCTTGGCGAAATTCATCATGAGCTTGTCCGCGCAGGCCGAGACGACACTGACCCCGTGGTAGAACTCCAGAACCCACTTGGTGAACTTGCCCTCAGTCCAAGCGATATCTTCGCCGCCGATCACGACGTAATACGGAGTGCTACCAACCTGAGCGAACTGCAGCTCTTTCTCCAGGCTCTGTTTCATCACCTTGAATAAGTTCCTTACAACTCCCATCCTTCCGCCTCCTATGCCACGAGCAGGCCGCCGTCCGCATCATCTTTAAGTGCCGTTATCGCCCAAACCAGCGCGTCCAGCCTGTCCGGTGACTCTTCGCCTTGAACCCATGTCGTTAATTGTAACTCTAATTCGCGGAAAACGCCAACGTGATGCACTCGGCCCAACTCATACAGAGACGAAATAGGCTCCGCCCGTGTGAGCTTTCCCCTCGAAGCCCTGACCGCCGTATAAGGAACATTGGGGTCTATCGTTCGCAAGTTGCTCTCCACGAGGTCACCGCCATTGTTCACCTCGCCGATGATTCGATCCCCGTATCTGCGGTCCAGCGTTCCTATGGCGATGCGGGCCCACTTCTCCGGCATGGCTCGCAAGCTATTATCCTCAAGCACATAAAAGTGTGGCGGCCCCTGATAGCCCTCATCAAATTCCGTGCCGTATTTATCACGCGGCGGCGGGCCTACTCCCACGGTAACGATCCCCGTTTCGTTGCTGTCCGGTCCGTAGGTGACCGCTGGATCGATAGCGGTGACGATCCGCGAACATGCCGGAGCCCGCTGCGTCCTGTAAGGATCGATCATGGTATCGCGATCCCACAGGGCCCCCTCGACCTTCTCCAATAGTAAGCCGAGAATCTCTTGGTCTCCCAGCCGCGTGCCTTCATAGGAGCTGATGATCTCTTCGTAAAACGCCGGGGCCAGGTTCGCCCTGTTGTCGTAGGTCGTGCCGCTTTGCACCGCGCACCATTCGTTGTCTAGCAGATCACGTAGAACCTGGATCGGCTGTGGAGTAGTCGTGATGATAGCCCAAGGATTCGAGCCAAGCCGGAGCCCGAATTTAGCCATATCCCATGCTTCGGGATATCCCCAAGAGGCCAGTTCATCCGCCCAAATCAGATCGTGCTGCGGGCCTCGTAACCGGTTGGGTTTCTCAGCGGTATAAGCTGTAGCCTCTGCTTTGTAGGATGGGTAATTCGGGTTTGTCCATACAAGTTTCGGGCGGGGAGATTTGATATATTCCGGCTCGTTCCACGGCGGGCAGACAGACCGTAGACCTGACTCGCCTTCGATCATCACACCGCGGGCGTCAGCGGCTGTCGCTCCGATCAACCCGACACGCTTTGCTCTACCTGCCTCTATCTCTCGGCGGACTGTTTCGGCTCCCGCTCTCGTCTTCCCGAATCCACGGCCTGTCATCACAAGCCAATAGCGACACTCGCCAGGTAGAGGTGCTATCTGTTCAGGTCTTGCAACGATATCCCAACAGTAGAGCAGGGCGGCTTTTTCTTCCGTGCTGAGCTCCGGCCTTTTATCAGGTGGCAGACGGCCATAGCGTTCAAGCAGACTCTCCATCTTTGTTCTTCACTCCGAGGCGCTCTTCTATCTCCGCCACCTTCTGCTCAAACTCCTTCGCCAAGTCCTCAGTCACTCTCTCCTGCGTGTCTTCGCCTTCCGGTCTATACTCGACTCTACCCCACCGCCGAGGGAAGCGACGCTCTAGCCACCACGCCCGCGCTTGCCAGCTCGCTTGTCCTGCTTGCGCTATCTGCCCGACGGCTACTACCTCAGCTTCACCGCTGGCTTTTTCTACCGCGTCTGAAAATTCTCTGTAAATTCCTTTCGGGTCGCGCTTCTCGTTCCCCGGCGCTCCGCGTTTAAGCCAGTCATAGAGTGTTGATTTGGTAATCCCCGCTGCCGCCGCCGCCGCTTCCAGGTAGTTTCCTGCCCGAATGAACGCGATGATCTTCTCCTGCACAGCTGGCTCGAGCTTCGTTGGTCTGCCCCGTGATTTTTTCTTTGTCATTCCACTCCCTCGACATACACGCGGATTCTGCCGTTCAGCGCCATGCGTAAAATCCCCTTCATTTCGAGCACGACGTTCGCGATGTGCTTCTCGCCGTCATAGATCGGTACCAGATAGATGTTCTCGTTGACCTCCACGGACGCCTTCATCTTGCTGCGGTTGATCTGTGTGAGGATTTGATGCGTCTCCGGGCCGCTTGCGCCGCGCAGGAACCTCACGAGCTTCGGGTCCGGCTTGCCTGGCAGAATCATATCGCCTCCGTAAAAACGGCGCGGCCAGCTGCCCTTGTTAGCCAGCCGCGCCTCGTTGAGGAAAACGATGATACACTCATTATACTACGCGGACCGGGTTAACACAATTCGCCAGCCTAGATCATGCCCGCGTTGTGATCTTACCCAGTCATCAATGTCATCCGGCGTGCGGGTCAACGGCGGGCCTCCGAAATGATATTTGATAAATTTTCCGTCTTTGTCAAACGCGCTTCCCATATTATTCCGCGGATATGCTCCTTTTTCATACACCCACGCTACGAATTGAGAGCAAACCAATGATTTCAGGAAGTCCAGCCGAGAGAGAATCGGCAGCCGCCACGGCTTCTCCCAAATGCCGAATAGCTTGTAGGCCCCGTAGCGAATCCAGTTCAACCCCTTACCGATCAGGCCGTCGATAAAAAACAACGGTAGCTTGAGCAAGCCATAGTGCTTTTCGGGGAGTGATTCAGCAGCAGCAAGAATCGCAGCGCACTCTCTGTCTATCAAATTAATGTTCCGCGCTACCCAATACCTGGACTGGCCATAGTCCGCCAGCGTCCCCATCCTCACCCGTGGATAGGTCTGCTCGATCAGAACCACGTTACTCGGAGACTTCCCCGGCGGGATTACGTGATGCACCATCGCCACGTGACTGGCCTCAGTGCGGGGCTCGCCCTTGACCCTGGTTGCCCAGCGTATCGCCCTACCGATCCAGCCCTCACGGATGCGGCTTGTCAGGACAACGTCTGCGGGTTTCAAGCTGTTGAAGTCCCCGCCAACTGGACCCGGCGGTTGCAGTACTCCATTTATTACCGTATCAATTCCAATTATTGCCTTACCAACTTCAACTATTCGCCTGAAAGATGATCCCTTCCCCATTTTCCTGCCTCCTTGATTCGCTCCAGTTCTTTCCTTGCAACCATTATAGCATCCTCCTTGTTCTCGGCCAGCACTACGATATCCAGATAGATCGGCCCCTTATCGTATTTGCTGCGCACCGGATAGAAAAAGTAATCCCCGACATCCTCATGATGGACTGCCGCATCGCTCCAGGGTGAGCCGTGCAAGGGATTCCCGTTGATATCCAGCGCTACCTCGAAGGGACGTTTGCCCTTTTCCTTCGCCCGGCTGAGCTGTCGCCGCATCCGCCTCGTGTTACTCACGTTCCCACTCCCACTCGTATTGGTCAAGAGCTTCATCCACTACCATTTGAGCCATAGACTCCACCGGAAAAGCGGGGTCCAATATAAGTTCCCAGCCAAAAAAGGCGTCTACACACCAAGGAACCTCTTTGCCATCAATTATTTTGGTATGCTCCGGGCAAATAGAGCGGATCATCGCTTCTGATGGGGCCTCAAAGGTAATTACGCCTTCGGCGGCTTTGAGCCAATGAAGTAATATGAGTAGCTTGCTGTAGGTATCCCACGATTCGTTTGGTTCTAGCGTGCAGCCGGGGATGATGACTCCGCTGAATCTCTCAGAGTATTTCTTCGCCTTGGCTTGCTTTTCTCTTCTATCGATTTCGCGGACTCCCCGATCGACATCGCAGGTCGGCCTGCTATTCCACCAAGCTATGAAAATCGCGACTATATTAATCACTAAGCTTGCCGCAAGCACGATCCAGGTTATGAGCGTTATCATCTTCATTCCGCGTCACCGTCCTTCAGCTCCTTCATGAGCACATCTATCCGGCGGTTCATGTCCGCTTGGCGAGCCTCAAATTCATCAAGCTGTTGGTCAAGCTTGTAAGACTCCCACGCCGCAAGTATCGCTATTACAAGAGCTCCTGCCGCTATGCCTGTTATGACTAGTATCTGCATCTTACACCCCCAGATTTGCGAGCCTTGACGCCACGAACCAGATAGTCCACAGTGCCGCGATGACTATCAGTGCGAAGGCGCAAACGCCGAGCGCCAGCGCCAGGTATTCCCGAATGAATTCGATCCCTCGTTTAAGCATCGTTGTCCTCCGTTAATTTGCGGTACTGTGCTACCGCTCGTTTGCCAAATCGAAAGCACTCCCACGACTGGCGACCTGTAATATTTTGCAGTAATTCCTCAGCCAAGGCGCGGGTTTTTTCTATTTCTTCCCATGACAGATTAGACGGGGAGTCTAATGAGGTCGGCATCGGAGATAGAGCGATATTCAATGCTTCTATAGTCTCTTCCAGCCGCGCTATCACGACACCAAGTTCTGTCTTACTCATTCGTCTGTCTCCTTCGCAGCCTTGTATTCCTTCATTAGCGCTTGGGCTTTATCCTGGATACCTTCGATTTCGCGAGCTTCCTCGTCATCTGTGTAGCAATTCAACAGGCTCGGCACCATATCCAACACGCGGTCCAGCGCCTCCGTTGTCTGCTCCAACATCGCCATCGCTGCCGCAAGAGAGACAGCTGACTCCCGGGGCTGGAACGTGAACTTCATGGATTTGACTTCGCCAAATCTCGGCGGTAAAGTAAAGCTATATTTCATTATCAACCTCCCGGTCCGTTGCCCGCGTCCGCCGGGCGCTCGAACCAACTGTAGCCGCAGTTCTGACACTTGCGCTCCACCCGCTCCGGGCGCTCCTCACCCTCACGGCTTGAGGCCTCGATCCAGCGGGTGGTAATCTCTTCGCCCTTGGACTCGCACTTGCAGCACTTGGCCGCCAAGCCGCTCCAGGGCGGATCCATTTTCTTCTCGGCCATTGCTTATCTCCCTCTTAGCTGCCGAACTATCTCCATTGTTCTACGTAACAACAGGATTTCTTCTAGCGTCATTTTCGATCCTCTCAACATAAATGATCCATTCAATTGCGTCGCCCTCGAAAAAATTCGCGGAGGTAAGGCCATGACATGCGGGGCACTCATATAGCGGCGGGTCTGGAAGCTCTGTTTTGACCTCGACCCATTCATTATTTCGCTTGCAGTACGGGCAGCTAATTGGTAGTCTCATTCCCTGCCCTCCTGCGGCCCAGACTTCGTAGATGTGCTATGATATTCTCGCCATTCCTTTGGTGGTACCATGGTTCTTTTTAGCCATTCACCGCCTATGATTTCAGGCAGTTTTATATCCTCATCAGCATGCCCATATTGAATGACCGGAATCGCTGATATAGGCACTTCCACGATGTAAGATCCATACTGGCATTCGCCATAGGGATCAAATAGCTTAAAAAATAACCGTAGTTTTCTCATGTCCTCTCCTTGTGTTCTTTGAGCAGTGCCCAAGCATTATCTTGGATCTCTTTGATTTCGCTCTCCGTTTATTGGGCCAACCACTTAGTCCATTCTCTGCGCCACATGGGCAGGTAGTTAAAAACACCCCACAGGCGCGGCAATGATATTCGTCCCAACCACTACAGTGGGGTGTGCCACAACGTCCCCACCGATAATAGTTTTCATACAAATCCTTGTGTTTGCAGGATTCTACCTTTTTCCAGAAAGCTAAAGATTTATTCATTCCCGCCCTCCTCAGGTATACGTGATGCTGAGATAGTGATCTGCGCCTTTCAGCTCGCCGTCCCATTCGTCGAGCACTTCGATCTCGTTGATACACGCGTTCGCTGCAGGGCCGTCTTCCGCCGCTGAATAGCCGCGATCTGTCCACCAGCCGCCCTCCTGATCGTTCTCGTATGCCTCACAGACAGCCCTGAGGAACCGCTCAGCATCTGCCTTGCGGGCAAACAAAGGCGACTGATATCGCCCGTGATCGTGGTCGCCGTCGAAGTAACTCATAACCACCTGATAGACTTTCATTCCCCGCCCTCTTTATGCCCACAACGCGGACATGGCTGCGGCTCATGCCCGGTTCCGTGACACCACTGACACTCTGTTATTTCTCCCGTGCGATGATCATAAAGATCACCATCCCCGCCGCAGTGCTCGCACCAGTCCGAAGGTTCGTCTTTCTCCGGCGGGTGCGGTTCCGCGTTCGTGTAGTCCAAGATCAGCACTGGCCGTTTGTCCGATGTCATTCCCTGCCCTCCTTACGTGCTTCGCGTGTTCGCTGCCAATAACCCTTAGCCCAGCCTGCATCTGCATAATCTTTTCGAACTGAATCAACTCGCCTGCCCTTTAGAACCGCCATCGCGGCCAGAATCCGATGCCGCTCCCATCCATACAGGGGCTGATCTGGATTTTTGTCCCTCCCGAAACAACTGGTCCAGTAATAACGGAGGAAGGCATCCAGCTCCATGGTGGCCACCTGCATTCTAGCCTTCCGCGCCCGTGCTATTTCTCGCCATTTGTAAGCCTGTCTTAATACGATCTTCCCGCTCATTCCCCGCCCTCCTTTTCGTCGCTGCATTCCTCGCAGGACACCTTCCCTGTTCCGTCACAGCGGGGACACGTTTCTCGGTGTTGCCCCGCGCTGAACGGGTGGAGGTAATCCACAGACAGGTAATCACGCTTGCCCCCGATCAGCCGAAAAAGATGATATCCTACACCCTCACAGTCGGGACACATCACCTCTCGGTCCCCACCGCAAGCCTCGCATTCAGTCTCGCTCATTCCCCGCCCTCCGGGCATCTGATTTAGTCGTTCCCGACATTTACGGCAGATGCGTTTCGGCATCTCTGTGCTTACTCGCCCTCTGTAGGAAGCTTCTGGATATATAAGTCTACAAACTAATGTACCGCAGAAAGTGCTAGGGAAAGCCAAGTTGGCCCCAGATTCTATGGCGTGCCATATTCTCCGGTGGCCGAGTATCCAAAGCTTTACATCCTCAACTTTCATCCTCCTCCCTCCTTGTATTTCTCCATCGCCGCCAGGAACCGGTCCACGTAGTCCTGGTTGACGTAGTTGCCGGTTGCTGTCCGGCGCGGGCTGCCAGCATTCCAGGCAGCGGCCAAGTCAACCGGGAGCATAATCCCAAATCGCCCGTCCGCCAGCCACAGCAGGTGCTTGAGGCCCCACTCGAGGTTGACCTCCGGGTCGCATAACTGCGGCAACCAGCCGTTGTAACCTCGCTCCCGCATAGTAGCTCCCATAGCCTGCATGGGGCCGAGTGAGAATCGTTGCAATGTAGTTTCCGTCTCAGGCGTACCGGGCCAGCCGTGCTCATCCATAATCTCCTGAATAAGCTTTTTCTCTGCAGGCACGGCAGGATCGAGTGCTGCAAGCTTGTGCGGATATACCCAACGATACCCCGGCTCATGTCTCACCGCCCACGGGTTCCAGCCCGACTCCATCTCGATCAGCGCGCATACCAGCGCGGGGTCTAGACCGGCCTCTTCTGCCCGCACGCGGGCGAGCTGCTCCAGATATTCGCGGCCGTCCAACTCGATAGCCACCCCGCCGCAGGTCGGGCAGCGCCCCAGCTTACTCATCGCTCTCGCTCCTTCCTGATTTCTCCGTAGGCCAACTCGATAATTTCCCCGAAGTGTTTTTCCAGGCCGCATTTTTGGTTATACGGTGCGGCCCAAGAACAGCTGCACGCGAGGCGATACCCGGACACCGCTGCAATTGCAACGCGCCACAGTGGCGTTTCGTAACAATATTTATGCCATAGCGCCTCGGAAATGCGATCAACCTGAAACTCGTTCATGTCTAATCACCGCCGTTTCTTTTGACGCTCCCGCGCCTGCGTCTAGGCTTCTTGACACTCCCAGCATCCAGCGGACGCTCGCTCCAGAAATATTTGCAGTGTGGACACATGATCAGCATGCGCTCCTCGACGGGCGGCACCCTCCACCAGAGATGACCGCTTCCGCTGTTGCCGCTATGATATTCAACCCACATGGAATCCCGATCTGCCCCGCACTTAGGGCAGCGCTGGATACTCTCAAACTCCAGTAATTTATTCATCGCTTACCTCCGACCTGCTCTTTCCCAAGCAGGAATAATATCGCATCCGTTATCGCAGCGTGTCCGCGTGTCTGTAGATAACGCGTGACCTTGCCGGGTGATAGATGCAGTTCTTTTGCCCACCGCTGCGCCCAGCCCCGCAGACTCATTACTTCTGTGTATGGTTGCCCTTGCGTGTCCCCCCACGGCCACGGGCGCGGTTTGGTGTGGTCGCGGAAGTGCTCGAACATGTCCCGTAAGATCATGTAATATTTAGCGCAGACATACAGCTCTTGGCGTTGACGCCTGCGCTCCTGCGTGTTGACTCGTTTCGGCATTTACTTCCCCTCCCAGTAGTATTCTGCTTCTCCGGCCTCTATCTCCTCGAGGATTCTCAGGGCCTTGTCCGGGCGGATGATGTAGTCAAAATTCGCCCGCCAACCCCTAGCGTTCTCGCCGAGGTGGAACGGCGATTCTACGATCCACTCAAAGACTTGCCGCCACTTCTCCAGGTCTGGTAACTCCTTTAGGCGGGCTTTGGCCGCCGTCCTGCGCTTCTCACTGATTCTCGTCACTGAGGGCAGGGCGTGCGGTGGGCAGATTTCATTCCAGAGTTTTACCAGCTCGGAAACGGGGAAAGTCGGGATCGGAGATTCCGACATAGAGTCTTTTTCTTTTTTCTTATTTCTTTTTTCTTCTTTCTTATTAGTACGGGGGACCGTTAGAGGACCGTTAGAGGACCGTTTAAGGACCATTAAAGGACCGGATTCGGGATAAGTATTTTGCTCGCCGTTGTTTATGGGGACCGTTAGAGGACCGTTAGAGGACCGTTTAAGGACCGTTGAGTGACCACCCTGTTTTTCGCTGCGACAACCGTTGTCGTCATAGCCCTTCACAGTTACCAGGATTCCGCGCCGGTGCAACGTAGTGGTATCGATCAGACCGCTGCGTTTTAATCGATTAAGTAGACGCCGAATTACACGAATGGAAACTCCTAACCTGGCTGCCAGGCCGGAGCGAGTGGAGATGCACTGACCCGCATCTAGCTCGATACCAGTTTTAGGATCGCGCCGGGGTTTGTAGGAGGCTAAATAGTAGAGCTGAGCATAGAGCGCCCACTCGAAAAATTTCAGCTTGTAGGCATATCTAGGGAGCGGCACGTAGCCGCGAGAATTGAGGTTGTCTTCCATGTCCCCCCTCAGTAATTCTCCACCCCCTCGAATTGGAGAAAGGCTGACGCCCCGCGAGTTGCCAACGGCTGAGGGGGTTAGATCACGCTGACAACTGTTGTACGCCACGGCGAGATAAATATCTGACGGAGCGCCGAGCCTCGAGTACATATTATACCCCATTGTCTCCGGTGTGTAAACTAAAATTCCTTGCCTCGCCTCGCCAGGCCACGCCCTGCCCGGCCGAGCTGTGCCAAGCCGCGCCACGCCCTGCCCCGCCCGGCCCAGCCTCATCTTGCTTTGCATTATACCTCATCGCCGCCAGCATGTAAACCAAAGTTGGTCTTGGCGAACTCGCCGAACAGTTCACGGGCTTTCTTGTCGTAGGCCCGCGCAGCCGCCTCTTCACTATCGAAGTAGCCAAGGGGAAACTGCTTCCCGCAGTAGCGGATATAGGCCCGCCATTTCTCCTTGTGCCTGCTGACGCCCTTGTAGCGGCTCGTTGTCTGCTCTCCCGCGTAGGTGGCTTGCTTCTCACTGTTGGCTCCGTTCTGGCTCTTGTTGCACACCCGCAAATTCGCCCGCCGGTTGTCCAGGATATCACCGTTGATGTGATCGATTACCAGGTGATTATTTGTTTCGATCCCCAAGATCATCGATGCCAGCGAACGGAGCCTGCCCTTATAGCGTGTGTATACCCCGCCATTGCAGAGAGTCCAGGTGTGCTCTTTCAGCCGCTCAAAATCCTGCTCGTCAACGATAGCAAAAGCGTCAGCGTTGCTGATAGGTAACAGCCTACTCATCGCCTTCTCCTTTGTATTTCTGTAGCACCGCCTTCGCCTTTTCATGCACCTCATCGAGCGTGCGCACTACCTCAGACGGCGCATAGCCCGCCAGTTCAGTTAGCGCCTGATCCAGCGCCTCCGTTGTCCGCTCCAGTTTCTCCATCGCCTGCCTATAGCTCTTAAGCAGGCGGCGGGCCTTATCAGAGGGAGGTATGCCATGATTAAAAACACACTCCGCCCACTCCTCGTATAAGCGCAATTCAGCCTTGGTGATCATCACCTTCCCTCACTTGTATCTCAGGTGCTCGCCTTGGTGTAGGTGCGCGCCGGGAATCTCTTTGCCGGACTTCAGTGCATCCGCCATCGCCTTCTTGTCGATCCGCAACTTGGCGGCGTCACGTTCCCATGAGCTAAGTTCCTTCCACGGCTTTTCTATCTGGCCGTAGAGATAGTCGGCGGGTAGCTTAGTCTCATCATCGATTACGACAGACGGTGCGCTATTTTGCCTCCAAACCCCGAAGTGCTCGGTATCCAGTTTCTTCACGCCAGCCGCTTCCATGCTGCCGCGCACGTATTCCTTCAGCCGCGCTGCGGAGCGCTTCAACACTTCCGCCCGCACAGACAGTCGCGCAGCCTCCCCAGCGAACTTCACCGCATCCGCCAGTTGGTCCTGCGCGAAGGCGAGTATCTGATCGATCTTGGTGGAGAAGTCCCCAGTTACGGAGTCCAGTGCGGCCTCCAATTCTTCAGTCAGTTCCCCATAATTGTCTTCCACTTGTAGCAGAAGTAATTGCAGGTCCGCGGTTATCTCGTATAATGCCCTTGCCATTTTCGCCTCCTAAAATTCTATGTCGTCAGCGGTCATGCCGCCGGTCATTTGTTCTTTCACTGAGGGGAAATCTTCATAGAGTGCCTTGAGTTTATCTTCTACCCACCGGCGCTTTTTCGGAGTGACAGGCTTTTTCAACCAGGTTTCCATGGTCTTCTTGCCGACCGTTTTAATCTCGCCCGTTTTTTTACCACCGGCCTTGACCTCGTAGGAGAAATACTCTCGATAGGCCCAACCCTCGTTTTTACGTTCATCCAGCTTGGCTACCAGCGCCGCTGCCTCCATCCATTCCCGGATAAGATCATGGCCGGACGGGTCTTCTAGCGGCACCTCCTGTTCAGCTTGTCTCGAAGGTCCAGGAGCTTCAGGCAGCGGCTTGTTGTCGTCATCAATAGTCCCTTTGTAGGCTTCGATGCCAATTCCCCAGCGGGCCAAGGCTTTTTTCAGCGCATTCGTTTCGGCTCCTTTTAGCGCATCGCCGCGCAGAAACGCTTCGTGTCCGCCGAACGCAGACGCCTCAGCAAGCACTTCGCTTTCCTCTCCCATGATTCGGATGGTCGAACGGAGCGAGGCGACATATTTACGCCTACCAGATTTTGTTTCGGTTTCTTCCCATTGGACGTCAGCTACCGAGGCAATAATGGCGCTCGGCCCGAATTCCGCAACCAGTAATTCCCAAAGCCAGTCGATCCCGTATCCAGTAGTATCATACCCCTTGTGAGTATCCACACCATAGCTTCTCTGGATAGCCTCTGGTGGCAGTTTCGAGACGGCAGCGGCGACCTTTTTTAGTTTCTTGTCAACTTCGTTCATCGTTCACCTCCTGTTTAATTGCAAAGAAATCCCGCGTCTGCCCAAGTAAGACAAGCGACAAACGCTTTCTTCCCGCAGTTAGCACACTCAGCACGGATAGCCGATGTGACGTGCTCCGGGAATGGTAACGAAGGATGGATTTGCTCCGCGTCTGAGGGCGAATATACGTAGCCTTCCAGGCGCAGCATCTTCCCGCGGCATCTGTCACAGACGACGTTTTCAATAACTCTGTTAGCTGCGTTATGCTCACTTACTGTTTTTTCACTCATCGTTTGCCTCCTGTGGTTTGATAGTAGCATAGCATATCATACCTTGCAAGTAAAGCTAGGCATAATAGTAGTCGTGCTCTTCGCGCAGGAACCGATCCAAGCAACGCCCACAGTAGAGGGGGTCACTGTCATCGGGGAAGACCTCCTCTATCGGGCCGCCGCATTCCTCACAGTAGAGGGCGCTGGCCCCGTTGAACGTTTCGAGCCACGCCTCGAATGCCTTGTCGTATTCTTCGCCGCTCGGAATCGGTAGGCCCTTGTCTGTCAGAGAGTCCTCAAACAGCTCGCCGTAGGTCATGCTCATTTGTTTATCCTTTCTTCAGGGTTTTTCTCTGATGCGAGCTGTGCTCATATTTCGCCCGTGCTCTACTTACTGGCTCTTGGTAGGTAATCGTATAGAACCTATCAAATCCGATAGGTTCCCCGCAAACAACACAGGTCTGTTCCGCCTCGTTTCGCAGCTCCCAGCATTCAATGTGAGCACATTCTTCCTCACAAGGCCCGAACATCGTTCCC